GCTCAGGGCGGAACTCTGGCATCTTTTCTACCAGCTCATAGTTCATGTCCTCTTCAACATTCCGAGCCGCTTGCATCTTCTCAGGCGTTTCCTTACCCCAGATCGTCGTACGCACCGGCCCCTGGGCGGGGAACATCTCTGTAATTGTTTCCGACTGAAACCGTACCACCGCCTCAGTGATCATTGGGTGGAAAACACCAGAAGCACCCATCCAAGGCTCAGTACGTTCTTCATACTGCAAGCCCATCAGCTTTAGGCCCATCACATAAGTCTTTTCCCACTCCTTGCGGGATTGACGGTCCGTATCTACACTCGCCGCCAGATCAGAACCAATTCGCTGTAATACCGACTCATCCAGTTCTTCAGCCAAGTTACCGTTAAAGCCTTCACCCTCTTCTGCGGGCTCCTCTTCCATGTCCTCTTCAGGACCTAAGACCTCAACCTCAACAGGCTCACTCTCTAATCCAGCTAAACCTTGGGGCGCTTGATAAACCGATTTGTCGATGTTAGTAGCCATGTATGTCCTCAATAATAAGCGTGAGTCTTACGCTTAAAAAACTGTTGTTCCTCAGGTTCATCCGACTGCAGCCTGATAAACCCACCCCGCCTAAATCTCAACAACGCCTGCGTAGAACTATCCACCAAGTCATCATGCTCAGCATTAGGAAATGACGCCATCTGATCAATGACCTCCTGCGCCCACCTCGTCTCGGGAGCCCACACTTTACCCGATCTAAACATGTCCGTCACGCTGTTTATACGAACAAACTTGTCATTCCCCCGACTAGGCGAATACTCTTCAACAAAAATCCCCATACTCCTAAGCTCATAAATCAACGGCGCACCAGCAGCCTTCGCCTCAACAATGAACGCATCAGGCTCCCACTCCCTATAGTGGTCATACGCCGTCTGCTTCAACTCCGGAAACTCCATCCGCTTTTGAAACGCATCCAGCAAAATAATATTCACATCACTTGGGTCTTCATCCAAATAGAAAACCCCCCACGTCGTACACGCAGAAAAGTCACTCCGCTCACTCTTCGTAAACGCCGTATCCCAAGACTGAATAATAAACTCACACGGTGGCGCTCTATCCGCTTCCCACCTTCTCCACCACTCTCTCTTAACCAACGCACCCTCTTCACCCGTCGGACTCTGCTGGTACTGTGCATTCCACTTGGCAGGTGGCAACTCTTCCTTCAGGGCAGTCAATTCCTCAATCGACCAAAACTCCGGCCACAACGGCTTACCACTGGGCATGATCGCAGGCAGTTCAATGACCTCCCACTCCTCACCCTTATCCCGCATCGAGGCATCTTTAATCACCCGACCCGTCAAGTCTCGCTCAGCCCAGCGAGTATTGTGGCTTACAACCCCGTTGGCAATGAAGTTTTCAGTCTTGTCAATCTCAACATCAAAGACTTCTTCTTTTCCATCAGGGGTTATCGAGACTATCTGATCTACTGTGAAGTCTGAGATATGATGCAGCTCGTTCAAGTACGCTTGGCGTCTTTCCATAACCGACGGTAAGGTTGCAGTCGTTACAGAGCAATCCTCTGACGACGCCCGTGTCGTGGCAATGGTCGACGCATAACTTTGCATTCCAATGCGCTCTTGTGTTTTTTGAAGAAGGTTCCTCACCGCACACATCACACTTGTTGTTGCGTTCAGCAACCATGACTTCGTATTGTTCAGCAGTAATGCCGTATCGGTGTTTGATACGTCTTGCTCGGTTTTTTTCTGGAGTTGCTGGCGGCAAGTATTTTTTTCTGTAGCAATTGCTACAAAGTCCTTTTGCGCTGATTGGTTTTCCGCACTCGCAATTTTTTCCAACCCACATCCCATGACTTCCAATGGGTTTACGTGGGGCGTCTGGGTTTTTTCTGTGGTAGCTGTCACTGGCTTGGCATGGCGCACATTTTCCAGGCTTTGTTTTTGCCCTTGAGGGTCTGCTGCACCCTTCAACGATACAAGTAAATCGCCCACACGCAACTGATTCAGTCTTGTCCATTCCAGCACTCCTTCGTTCATTACAAGAAACGGATGTCTCTCGTTTGCACGAAGCATTATGCCAGATTGTGTTTGTATCTTGTATATGGAATCAATACCACTTGACCGCCAATTATTGACCTTACTTTTTGACAATTTGCCGTTATCAAAAGTGGCAACATGATCTCCAACCTTGATATCTTTAAGTTGTTGTGTTGTCCCGTTCGCCATCAATACATTCGTATCTCCGGTCATGCACATCACCACCACAATCGACCCGCCCGGCTGCAACCGCTGTCTTGGCCCAGACGTGTACCACTCATACACCTTATCAAACACCGATGGATCACTAGCAGCTAACGCCGCCTCTTGTTCCGAGTGCGGGTCATCAATGATCAAAAGATCCGCGCCCTTACCCGTCACCGTACCGCCAACACCAATAGCAAAATATTCACCGTTACTATTCGTACTCCAGCGCCCCGCCGCCTTCGAGTCCGACCTCAGTGCCACATTCGGAAACACCTTCGAGTACCGCTCCCCATCCACCAAGTTACGCACCTTACGCCCAAACCCAACCGCCAACTCAGCCGTGTTAGAACACTGAATGATTTTCTTATTAGGAAACTTACCCAGATACCAAGCCGGTAAGAGATAAGAAGCAAACTCCGATTTCGTGTGTCGTGGCGGCATATTAATAATCAACCGCTTTATCTTCCCCTCCGCTATTTCCTCAAACTTGCTCGCCATCAACGCATGGTGCGCCCCATGAATAAACCCCGGCCACATCGTCTCCACAAATGACATGAAGTCAACCTGACCACTCTCCCTCAACAAAGCATCCTGATACGCCGTAGCCAGCGGAGACAGCATCTCCTGCTCCTCCTGCGGCAACTGCTTCAGTATCTCCATCAGTTCATCCATCATCCGGGCAACCCCTTCATCCGCATATGCGCTGGCCTAATACTCCTCGGATACTTACTGTTCCCCTTACACACCCCCAGCTCAATCAGCCGCCGCATCTTCCTATTCACATTACCCCGCCCCTTATCCCCCGTAATGTGCATGATGTCATCAATGGTCGGCCCAAATCCAAACGTAGCCCACCACTCCTCAATCACCATAAAGATCTCTTTTTGCGCCGGTGTCATTTTTTATATACCCCCCACCCCTTTTTCATTCCAAACAGTGACGGGGGCCTTCTCCATAACAACCTCCCCATCAACCCAATCCGTTTTAACAACCCCACCCCCATATACATCTTCAGATATATAAACACCATCACTCATAACTTTTGCAACTGTCCCATTTGGGATAGTAAGGTCTGACTCGTTGGATGGATTGGCTGGTGATTGATTGTCTGGAATGGGTATAGATGCAGATTGATTGTCTGGAATACTATGCAAATGCCCCGCCCCAATGCTCACGGATTCGGGGGGATGCACCCCCGTGGGGGTCGCCACCGCTACATCGCTGAAGCCCTCCCCGTCCGCTTCTGGCGCTGATTCCTTCGCCTCTACGTCTGTAATCTCTGCCAGCAAGTCCTGTGCGGTTCTCTTAGTGCTCGTCCGTATGCTCTTGCTCTTACTAATAGCCAGCTGCACCGCTTCCATTAGCTTGGCCTTCAACGTATTGCTATCCAGACTATGAACTATCTCACGCCGTTCAGAGAACAATGCGACCTCAGTCATCTTGCCGATAAGCTCTAAGGCCTTCAACTGTTGCGCTGGTGCTATCTCGTCCGATAGAGCCAGTTGGGATAGTTTGTGTATGGTCAACGCCCTCAATCGAGCGGGTAAAAGATACTCCTCTGCCTGTTTAGCCGCTTCCAAGGCCGTGATATATGTGGACACGCTGGGATGTGCTGCCACCTTGATTGCATCCCTTGCGAGAGTCTCTCTCTTGCCCTTGGTGTTATATGCTCTCCTATACGCTTCGCTCTTGTTACCTGTGGCGACGACCTGTTCAGCGAAATGCTTTTGTTTCTTGGTGAGTTTGATTCCCGCTGGGTTGTTTGCACCTAGCACTATGGTATCTATCGGGACTGTGTTCAATCCCTCCTTTATCTCTGACCTTGTTAATTTCTTCATGGGTATCTTTTGAGAATACTGTTTGGGGGATTATCACACCGTTTCGCTTCGCTATCAACACGCGACCATCTTGGCCCGTCACTCAATGCGCCTGGACAACACAACCGCCCGCTGCACCCCACTTTCCCGCTGCAACACAACCGCCTGAACTGCAGGCTGGTTCATGCGCCCCAATTCCGATACTTCACCCTTTTGTGGCCTCTGACCCACAAATAAGCGTTTGTGGCCATACTTCGAACCTACGCTAAGTGCTTGAAAACATTGAACTTTTAAAAATAGTTAAAAAAAAGTGTTGACATTCAATATCTATGCTAGTGACAATAGAGCCTCACCACATAGGTGAGACGCAAAACAACCAACTGCTAGGAGTTTAGACATGACACTTACGACAATCAATGAGCAAGAATTCATTGCCTACGTTCGCAATCACGCTATGCGTAACTACGACAAGAACGGCTGGGACTATGTAGTCGAGGCTTGGGACGATGGAGACATTCTCGAATACTTCTCTGACGCTAACTGCAACGCTACTCGTGCATTTGCTCGTATCAAGGCAGCCGTTAAAGCCAGACACGCATACGCTCAAGAAATCATCAACGCCTAACACCAAGCCCTTCGGGGCTTTTTGGAGAACACCAAAATGTCAATCTTAAAATTCAAGCCAGCTTCAGGTTTCACTATGGAAATGTTTAACCCTAATTGCCTAAAAGCATTCGATGCGGTTCTCGAATGTGAAATGCGTGAAGCTGGATATGCAAGTTATGACCTAACCGTTCTTGACTACGGGACGCATTATCAAGCCGCTCACGGTCTTTTTATTGAACCCTTCATCTTCAAAACTACCAACGAGGCTAAAAAGTGGCTTGTCACATGGTATGAAATGAACAAACAAAAAGCCGCTGCCGCCAGCTTCAACGCATAAGGAGACAACCATGTTCTACATCAACTTCGCTATCAAGGCCGTTCTTCTGGGCATCCTCGCTGCCTACGAGCAAAGCATTCCCTTTCTTGTTTCAACGCTTGTGTGCGCTGCCGCTGCCGCTGGCTTCTATCGCTACGGTAAATAACCATGAGCCGCTACTACTCACCCACCAACAAGGTAATGTTCTGCCTGTATCTGATTGCCCTTGTTGTCCTGTTTCTTGACCTTTTTATCTGGAGAGCTTGATATGAAAACCTACACACAATACGCCGATGTTCCCGCTGATGCCCACTATCTGGGTTCTGAACTTGGTGACGGCACGATGATGGAAGAACTGTGCGATGCCATTGAAGAAGCCGCTGAACCTGTCCGCCTTCGGCACGATAACGGCGTCTATTCATACTTCGACATAGGTCTGCGCTTCAGAGACCCCTACATGGATGCTGAGGATAGAGCCAACCGCCAACTCAGCTACTGCCGCTAACCGTCAAACTGATGAGGCCAAAAGGCCGAAACCCCGCAAGGGGTCTTTGACTAACTCAATTGAGGATTAACTATGCAAACCGCTGAACTAATTGACAACCTTCACCATTTTATTGGAACTGAAAACTATCACCGAACAAACCCATTGTTTGCCCCTGATATGGTGCATACCGATGGTGTCCAATACTTCGTTGATAACGCCCATGCTTACTGGTTCATTGACCTGATTGCCATCAACGTCAAACAACGCCCTGCACTCAAGAAAGAGCCGTTCTTGGTTATCTGCTTGTCTGTCCTGAAAGACAAGGCCACCATCACGTTTGAGGATGGTGACTGCAACACCCTGTGTGTTGAGAAGGTTGATTACACCGACTGCCCAACGGGTCTGTGGAAATTCTATCTGGCTGATAACGTCCTCATGCTGCCTTCGGAGTATTGACATGATGCTGGAGACGCCCGACCAAATAGCCGTGTATCGGCTGCTGACCTTGCGCCAGATGTTGCGCCTCGAACTCAAGGGTCTGAAACGGCGTGGGCGCTCTGCCTACGCAATCATCAAGGACGAACTTGGCCTCAAAGGGTCAAAGAAATCCGTATACGAACAACTCAACACAATGCTAGGAATGGAATCATGAACAAGTTTGTTATTGAAATCAATACAGAGAATGATGCCTATGAATACCCCAATTACCTGTTGGAAATCGAATCCAACCTGAAGGCCGTGATTGCCAAGCTGCAAAACCAACAAGAACACGGTTACATCTACGACACCAACGGCAACCGTGTCGGGTCTTTTGAAGCCCTTGATGTTAATGAGGAGTAACCAATGGAAACCTATATCTCAAAACAACTCATGCAGGTCTGCCCGCTGCCGCCCGAAAAATGCGGTGAGCTGAGATTGCAAATACGCTCAGAGAAAGGCCAGACCAATTGGCTGACCATTGACCCTGTGACATTTATCAAAATCGAGCCGCTGCTCGAACAATGCTATGAAAGGAAAGAATGATGGGCTGGCTATTTCAAAACGACTATGGGCTGACAACCAAGGATTTCATTGTCAATGAATTCTCAGAAGATAACGAACGTGGCAAATGGTGGATAACTGACGTATCTGTGCGTGGCAACGTGGTTTATTGCATTCAGCATTGTCTGAACAAGAACACCAACATGACGCATGGCGAAGGGATGGTTATCCTCATTTCTCGCAAGGATGGGCAGATAGGCTACAAGGACATGGGCGAGTCCTGTGGCCCCTACTACACCGATGCACCCAAGAAGCTGCTAGACAAGCTGGACACCCTGTATCCAACTACAAGCGAATTCGCATTGAAGTGGCGAGCCAGCTGCCGTGCCAAGCTGGAAAAGAAGGCCGTGAAGGTCAAAGCTGGTGCAATGGTGAAGTTTGCCAAGCCGCTGCGGTTTATGGGCCTTGGTGCATTGGATACCTTTTACTATGAACCCGATGCCGGAACTACCGCCTTCAAGACACCACACGGTTTCAAGGTGCGTATCCCCAAGTGGAAAGAACGTGAGCATACAGTCGTATCAAACTGATGAGTCCTGAAGGACGAAACAAGTAACCATGAGTCCGCAAATTGCCCTTGGCATGAGTCCGCAAATTGGTTACTTGTCTTTGATTAACTGCTAGGAGAACCCTATGGGCTTAGATATGTATTTGACGGGTAAACAATACCTGTGGCGTGACGAAGAACAACCCAAACGCAAGGAGATTGCTGAAGTGCTGGGCGTGGATAACTATGAGGTCAGTGAGGTGCGTTTTGACCTGATGTATTGGCGTAAGGCTAATGCTATTCACGGATGGTTTGTCAATGTCGTGCAGAACGAATTAGACGACTGTGGCGAATACGAAGTAGAACGTGAACAGTTGGAGGCTTTGCGTGACCTGTGCAAAGAGGTGCTGGACACACGTGACACCGAAACGCTGCCGCCAACTACTGGATTCTTTTTTGGCGAAGGCGAAGTGACCGACTACTACTGGGAGTATTTGCAAGACACATTAGACGGTCTGACCAAGCTGCTAGAAGAACCCGCAAGCAAGAAAATGTCCTTCCACTATCAATCATCATGGTAAGCCAAATGAAAATCTACAAAGTATCTGTAACGCTACTGGTAGAGGGGGAAACCCCTCAAGTGGCGCTCGACAACGCTCTGAACGACTTGGAATACGTCATGGAAACTGACGCCACCATATGCGGCTTTACACGGCCTACGAAGGCCATTTTCTACAAAGACATGGAAGAGGTGACCGCGAAGGCCATTTTCTACAAAGACATGGAAGAGGTGACCGCGAAGGCCATGTTCTACAAAGACATGGAAGAGGTGACCGAATGAAAAGCTATACAGTAACTTTGCGCTATGTGACGCACGTTGACGTTTATGTAGATGCCGAAGACGAAGCCGATGCCGAAAACCTAGCGTGGAAAGAAATGCACCGCCTTGAAGGTGACGATTGGCTGCATGACGGTGAATGGACAGAAGTGTTTGTCTCTGAAAACAAAATGATGGAGGCCGCATGAGAGACGAATACGAACTGCTGATGGGGCGTGTCCTGCGCCAAATCGTTAAGGACGTTGAAGACCTAAACCTGCAAGCAATCGATGAATTGCTCAGGTTTGTAGACGAATACTATTTGAAGGCCTATGTGCAAGAGGTTGATGAATGAGATACGAAGTGCAGACATGGACACTTGGTGATGGCTGGATTAACTGCTGGAGTCACATGGATAGCGATGGGGACACCACTCCTGTGCGATTCAGAACCTATAAGGAGGCTTTGAAAGAACTGAACAGCTATCTCACATCTCAAACCGCTGCCGTGGCCTGTGGCGACATGGCAGAAGAATACTCAATACACGATTTTAGAATTAAGGAGTTGGAATGAACTTAAAAGACTGCGGCTTTAGGAAAGTGCCAGTCTTTGTGGGGGGTGAAACCCCTATAAAGCTGGTTGATTTTCCTGCCAGAGAAACCTTTGACGAAATGTATTCCAGAATCAAAGCAGAACGGCGTGACACCATCTGGAAAATTCTGGTAATGCGTAACAGCGGAAACACCCTGCAATCTGTGGCTGACGCATACAATCTGAGCAAAGAACGTATACGCCAGATTGAGGCTAAATTTTTACGGAAAGTAAAAGTTTCTTTAGACGCTGGCTTGCCTTGAACAAACCAACCTTCTGATGATAGTCATTAAAATCATCCCCAACTGTTTCGCTGATGAAATACGGCTTGCCTGTTTTTTCGGCGACAGTTTGGCCGACACCGCTGCTATCGTTATCAGCAATGATGAGGCCATGCTTGACGTGCCCACTTACGAACTCCATGTTGGATGCGGAGAACGTCACGCTGATGTTGTGCGGAATGTTTATATGTTTCATGACCTCCCTGACGCTCAAGCCAGTGGCGTAACCCTCGCAAAATACTGCGATGCCTTTTGTCCCGATAGAAAAGGCTGCTCCCTTAGAAACTTGACCATGCAAGAACTTCTTTTGCCCCTCATGGTCAATGAGCTGACAAC